CTAATGCAGCTAAATCACGTCCAGGTGATAATGCAGCTGGTGACAAAAAAGTCGTAAATCCAGTTAAAGGAGCAACTAGCTAATAGAGGTATATAATGACTATACGACCACCAAGTTGGTGTAATGGTGCTATCCCAGTCCTGAATAGGGGCTGGGTAGATCCAAATACAGATCAAGTTTTGCAACCTGCAAAATTTACTCGTGAACAAATAGATGAATTCAACGGCATGCCAACATTTAGTGATATTCAAGATATGAATCAAGAAGGAAAGATTGAAGCCTCAATGGCTAATTCAGATTATAAGAATAAATAGTTTTACAAACAAACATGGTAAAACATATGAAACTTTTTGATGAACTCAATGATAAAAACTTTTTGTTATTTGCGGCTAAGCATTATTATAAACCAAACATTGTTGAGGCAGATGAGTTTTATAATGATTTGAAACGATTTATGTATTTGAAACGCCAATTCAATAGGTATGAAAAAACAGGTCAAATATCAGAACGACTAATATTAAATCATTTAATTGTTATATTTAATGTGTTTGATATAAAGCCAAGTTTGAAAATGTTAGAGTTTAAAATTGATAAGAAATATTGGCATATAATGAAACCGTTTTTAATTTATTTGAAACATATTAGGAATGACCAGTACACTGAAATAACTATGGACAAAGTTGTTGTAGAGAAGTTAAGGAAAATATAATGGGAATAATCAAACGCGCTGGCGATTTAGTCTATACGTTTAGATTTCTAAGACTTCTAACGACTAAGTTTGAGGATACCGAGGCATTCAAAGCCGGTATCATTGACCAAGATGGTAAGCGTAATAAAGATTTTAAATTAGATAATCAAGAGAATCGTGAAAAGTACAAAGAGTACTATACACCATTTCATAGACTTGTTTACAATATTAAAAAGATTATGGCAAAGGCTCCTGGTGGTTCAAGCAGGTTAGCATCATATGCAACAGCTCTATTTCTTTTAAGAGAGAAATTTGGTGTATCAGATAAAAAAATTACAGAAGCATTGAGAGAGTTTGGTATTGATCCATTAGACTTTATGACAGAGCAGAGTAATTGGTTCGTTTTGGAAGACAGAAGGTTATCACCAGGGATATATAAAGTATTAAACAATAAAATGCTTAATGTATCATTAGATGAGATGGTCCGCGAAAAAGATAAAATCCGAGTAAATGAAAATTGTTATCCCGTAGGTGAAATATTCGGAATAGATATTTACGAAGTAAAGCATGTAAAAACAAATAAAGAAATATATGTCACAATTGGAGAGCTGGCGAGATGAATCCCAGATGGAAAAGATCAGGTAACGATGGTGAAGTAGAAACTACTCACAAAGGTAAAACCTGGCGTGTTCGTAAGAATTACGACCATAATGATCGTCATAATGGTGAATATCGCATTGAAATCAAAAAGAAGAATCCTTATGGTGGACATGACTGGCATTGGCATGACACAGTTTATGGTAAGGCAAATGCAAAGTCTCGCTTACCCGAATCGGTTCAACCACATCCTGACGTAGTCAAAGCTTATAAGAAAACTCAAGATGCAGAGCATAAGCATGGAGAGTATGGTACGACCGCTACTAAAAGAGCTGTTACAAGAACTTCAAATACTTTATCTAAAAAGATTAAGCAACATCATCCTGATCTTGATATGAAAGGCAAAATTGCAATTCGTACTAAATTACAAAATATGAACGAAGAAGTCGCTGCTGTAAATACAGGATCAATTCCTGATCCAGCTAAAACTGCTATGGGCCCTTCACGTTTACCGATACATATATTAAGAAGAAACGTTGGCAAACCAATTAACATGACTGATAGAAGAAGGCGTAAGGATAAACATCCTGTGCTTTTGAAACGATTTAGGAATTATATTAATGGCTAAACTTTATTTAATGTTATTTCTTGTAAGTGTTTTAGGTAGTGTTGGATATGGTGGATATCAATATTACTTGTGGTCAGAATCTACTATAGCCACACTCAGAGAAAATAATGTAAAACTGAAATCAGCTGCCGAGACTTTACAAAATACCGTCAACTCTATGGCTGCTGACATGCAAAAAAATGAAGAGCTGAATAGAGAGCTAAGTAAAAGACTACAACAATCACAAGAGCACCTTGACAAATTAAGAGGTGTATTTGCAAAAATCGATTTGACTATGGAGGCATTAACAAATGCACAAGGACTTGAAGACCGGGTTAACAACGCAGTTAACAAACTTCTACAGCGGATCCAGGATGAAACTACTCCTCCTTCTGATGAGCCCGATTCTACTGATGGGGTGTCTGGGGAGCAGAAGTCCGGAGGCTGAAGTAGTAGTAACTACTGAATATCAAAAACAAAATATTCCTATTCAGGCTCGACCAAAGGCAGTTGAGTTCCCTCCTGTTGATTGGTTTGTTATTACTGAAGAGAATCTAGAACAAAAGATTCAGGAGATCCAATCTAAAACCGGTAACGTTGTTCTATTTACTATAACTCCTAAGGGTTATGAGAATCTAGCTCTTGGTATTGCAGAGCTACGTAGATACGTAAAAGATCAGCAAGCTATCATTGCATACTACGAGGATGCTCTCACTGAAGAGCCTCCAAAAGAAGAAGAAAAATAAGAATAATATTTTTTTTATTTGCGGCTTTTTAGGGGTTTCCTAGGGAGCCGTTTTAATATATAATACTACCAAAAATCAAAGACAATACGAATGACCGACCCGCATAAGCGCGTTATGCGGTATTACTATTTTTATTCTTAAGAGGTGTTAAATGCTCAAACTAGTCCCCAACAACAAAGATCACGATCTGCGGGCAGCCATGTCCGATACTAAGTTTTACGAAGGCTATTCAAGATGGGACGATGATAAAGAAAGATATGAGACTTGGGAGGAAGCTGTAACCCGAGTCATGAACATGCACAGGGAGTATTATCAAGACAAAATGACCCCACAGCTAGGCCAACTAATTGATGAGGCCGAATCACTATATAAATTAAAATACGCTTTGGGTGCACAACGTGCCCTACAATTTGGTGGTGAACAATTACGTAAGCACCAGATGAGAATGTACAACTGTACATCAACATACGCAGACAGGCCACGTTTCTTCTCAGAACTATTCTATGTTCTGTTGTGTGGCGCTGGTGCAGGATTCTCAGTACAACAACACCACGTCGACAAATTACCAGATATCGCCGAACGTAAAAAGCAAGCCAAAGGTTGGGTCGTAGAGGATTCAATTGAAGGTTGGGCTGATGCACTTGGTGCTCTTATGTCATCATACTTTGTGGGTGGTGGACAGTTTCCAGAAATGGAAGGTCGTAAAGTTTATTTCGATCTAAATAATGTGCGGCCGAAAGGTGCAATGATTAATGGTGGGTTTAAGGCACCAGGTCCAGAACCACTTCGCAAATCTCTTGATAAAATCGAACATCTAATTCAATCGAGGGTTTTAAATGGTCACACTCGTCTCCGTGCTATTGACGTATATGACATTGCAATGCATGCTGCTGATGCCGTCCTTGCTGGCGGTGTTCGTCGTTCTGCTACTATTTGTCTGTTTAGTCCAAATGACGAGGATATGATTAACGCCAAAACAGGCAATTGGTTTATGGACAATCCACAACGTGGCCGTTCAAACAATTCTGCTGTTATCGTACGAGATGAAATTACAAAAGAAGAATTTAAAAACATTATGGCTTCAATCAAAGAGTTTGGTGAACCAGGCTTTTACTTTGTTGAGGACAAAGACTTTACAACTAACCCATGCGTCGAGATTGGAATGTATCCACAAATCAAAGGCAAAACAGGTTGGCAGGGATGTAACCTAACCGAGATCAATGGTGGCAAGTGCACGACAAAAGAAGAGTTCTTTAAAGCATGTCGAGCCGGTGCTATTATGGGTACACTACAAGCTGGATACACAACCTTTAAATATTTAGATGAAACATCAAAGGCTATTTTTGAACGTGAAGCACTTCTGGGTGTTTCTGTAACAGGATGGATGAATAACCCGGAGGTATTATTAGATGCAGATATTCAACGAGAAGGCGCAGACATTGTTAGAGCTGTCAACAAAGAGGTCGCCCAACTTCTTGGAATTAATGCTGCTGCCAGAACGACCTGTGTTAAACCCTCAGGAAATGCTTCAGTATTACTACAAACTTCTAGCGGTATTCATGCTGAGCACAGCCCTCGTTATCTTCGCCACATACAGTTGAACAAAGAGTCTGAAGTTGCACAACTTATTGCTGAATCCAATCCTTATATGGTAGAGGAATCAGTATGGTCCAGCAACAACACAGACTACTGTGTGGCATTCCCAATTATGTCACCTGAGGGTTCACTATACCGTGAAGACCTATATGGCAAAAACCTACTTGAAAAGGTTAAGCTTGTACAACAAAACTGGGTAGAGGCTGGAACAAATCCTGAGCTTTGTGCAAATCCAGATCTTCGTCATAATGTATCAAATACTGTAACAGTTATGCCACACATGTGGACAGAGGTAGAGGACTATGTATTCGACAACCGCCATAGTTTCGCTGGTATTAGCTTTTTGGCTGGTTCTGGTGATAAGGACTTTGCACAGGCACCAAACACGGAAGTTAAGACGGAAGAGGAGATTGTAGCAACTTATGGTAAAGCTGCACTCTTTGCTTCAGGTCTGATTGTAGATACTCGTAAGCAAGGATTCCGTGATTTATGGGAAGCTACGATGATTGCACAAATGGATGAGCAATATCGTGGTGAAATGTCAGATCTCAATAAAGAGTGGATCCGCCGTTTCAATAAGTTTGCTGATAACTATTTTATGGGTGATACTAAAGAGGCAGAGTATTGCTTGAAAGATGTTTTCCTTTTACATAAATGGACAAAGATCCAACAAAACATCAAGCCAATTGATTTTGTATCTCAGTTAAATCAGAAAGAGTTTACTGATATAGATACGATGGGAGCAATCGCATGCCAAGGTGGCGCATGTGAAATAACATTCTAAGGAGCAAAAATGGAAACTGAATATTGGGCAGAGTGCAACGCATGTGATACTGAAGTACAGGTGCTAGTTATTGATGAAGAATATGAACAACCTAGGCATTGTCCTATGTGCGGACTGCCGTGTGAGTTTGAACCTGTAGAAGAAGACGCTCTAGAAGACGACGAGGATATCCTCGATATATAGTACCATGTGGTATTATGAAAATAAAGAGTTTGACAAGACCCCTGAGGAATATCAGGGGTTTGTCTACATTATAACAGAAAAAGAGACCGGCAAAAAATATATCGGTAAAAAGTTTTTCTGGAAACCAAAAACCCTCCCCATTACAAAGACAAGAAAAAGACGTGTCAGGACGCGCGTAGAGTCCGACTGGCGCACGTATTTTGGTTCAAGTAAGGAGGTACAAACCCTTGTAGAATCTAAGGGTAGTACAGCCTTCCATAGAGAAATACTACATCTATGCAAATCAAAAGGAGAGTGCTCTTACTATGAAG